GCTCGACTCTGTATTTTGTAGTATTTGCCGTCCCGTTATACACGAAATTGAAATTATCACCGATGACATTCAACTGATCGATGGTGTCGGCTCCGTCGCTTCCGTCGGGTGCACAGTTGATCAGAATGTCGGGAACATATGTTTCCATTGCGCTGAATGAGCCGTTCTTGTACTCATAAAACCCGTTGGACGTCATGTAATAGAGCTTCTGAAGGAATGTGATAAACACTCCAGCAGATTTCGGGATCCCCGTTCCAACCTCGCTCGCTGACGTTCCGTCGTGCATGTAAATCTTCGTTCCCGAATGGATGAAGATCGCCCCTCCGAAAGATGTCATCGCATAGACGGTATCGTTGTAGGACGAGTGAATTGCCTGGCCGTACCTCTTGGCAAATGCGCCGTTTCGGTACATCACGTTTTTCATATAGGGAGATTGATTGACCTCTTGCTCAAACTCCAAGTCTTTCAGATTGAGTCCACCGATGCCAGGCTGGGGTACTTCCAGCATCTTGTCGGGGACTGCCTTATATTTGGGATATTGCTGAATCGGCATCAGTAATACTCGTCAAGAACGTCCTTGGAAAGCATCACTTGCTTCTCGACACGGGCGTTGTTGTATTCGGTTTGCAAAATGGACATCTTGGAGAGGTCATCGTCCATTAAGAAGTTGGAGTCAATGCCCTTGGGGATCACGTCGTACTGGTACTCTTCCTCGTAATCGATTTCGTCGGCCATGGAAGAAACCTGGTGATACTTGATTCCGTCCTGGAACGGAGCCATCCCCTTGAACATCCTCAGCATATTGTTCTCATCATACAATTCTGCCAAAACCTTGTTGGTGATTTCGATGATGTAGTTGTCATAGATCGTGGAAGAAGGCTTCTCAAACATCCACGCTTTCGTTTTCTGATACATTTCCTGAACTGTCATAGAAACCTCCTAAATAAAGGGGCAAAACCCCGTAAAGTTTGGAATTCTGCCCCCTTAAACCTTAGATTAAACGGATGCGTCGTTCTTCAGACAGACAGCCAGGCCATCCTTCCTCGTGTCGAGAACGAATGCGTCGAAGAGCCATCTGATTTCCATCAGCGCACCGGAAATGCCAACCGGATCGGTGTGGACCTTCATGTCCTTGATCTTGGTCGGAGCCAGGATTGCCGATCTCTTCGCAGTTACGAAGTTGATGTTCGTATCGGTGAAGTAGGAATCGGGAACCGGAACGATCTGAAGGCCTCTGACCTTGCCCATGACACCCTTCTCAAGGTGCTGAGGAGCGAAGGACGGGTTGTTGAAGTTGATGAATTCCTTTGCCATCAACAGCAGAGCGTAGTTGCTTTCACCGATGAAGCAGTAAGCGTCGTCAACGGTAGCAAACTTGTTTCTCAGAGCGGTGACGTGAGCGGAAACAGCGTCCAAAATGTTGTCCTTGGACGGAGAAGCCAGTTCGGTTACAGTACCGCAGTTTGCGGGATCGCCCCAAACGCCAAGGCAGTATTTGTCGAACATCGGGATGAACTGCTCCCTCATTTCAAGAGCCAGGACTTTGCCGGAGTTCTTGATCAGCATCTGCTCGGTGTTGTTGCCTTTATCTACGGACAGAGAAACCGACTTATCCTGAGTCAGCGTCATCGTCTGAATGGTATCCGCTACTTCATAGGTAGCACCATAGCGTGAGTGTGCCGTGCCAATAGCAATCGGGCTCTGATCGTCGGCCGGTTTACCTGCACCGCCCTGACCGTAATCTGTCGGAGCATAAGTCTGGATAGTCCAAACTTTAACGGAGTTTACGCCGTCCCAGTCGTATTCCTTGGAGGTTTTGCCAAGAACGACGGAATCGAGGTAGAACTTGTCTACGACTTTCGGAGAATATTTGGTAGCAAGATTGATAGTTGCCATAGTAATGAAAATCCTTTCTTAGGCTATTCAGCCATTGAGGAACCCACTCATGAAGGCGTCTGAATCGGCCGACCCCGCATTGGAGGTATTGCCTAGACTCTTCTTTTTGTTTTCCTCATTCAATTTGCTGACTTTAGCCTTGGCCTCTGCCTGGGATTTCTGAGCATTCATACGCTGAAATTTATTGTAGGATTCCAGCAAAGTATATCCCTGACGGACAAATTCAAACACCTTTGGATCCAAGGCGTCCGGTCCTTTGTCACGGAATTCGGGGTATTCCTCAAAGAAATGGTCGATTTCCCGTTGCAGTTGCGCTTGCTCAGCGTCAGCCCGCTGTTGGGTTTGGTCGGCGTAATACTGTTCACGCTGGCCCATTGATTCTTTGACCCTTGCGTTTGCGATCTCATCAAGAACGTCTTCATTGACATTTTCGTAGCGGGGGTCTTCACGGAGAGAATCCTTCTCCTTTTCCACTTCGTACTGAACCTGGGTCTCGTTGAGCTGATTGATGTAATCGCCAACGGACATGTCGTTCATGCGAGCCAAGCGCTCAAGGGGTTCGTAGAAGCGGTCGTAATTCATTCCCTTCTGTGCGTAGGTGCGTGCTTCTTCTTCGGAGAGAGTCTTTTCTTCTCCGTTGAACTTCACGTTGAGCGCAAAGGGATCGTGGGGAGTCTCCCCACCTTCTTCTGCGGGTTCAGCAACCTCATCCGTATTTTCTGCGGTTTCTGCGGTTTCGGCGGGTTCTTCTGACAATTCTTCGCTGGTGGGTTCGTAATCGTCGAAAAAGCCTTCTTCTGAATCCAACTGATTGACTTCTAATTCGTCCATAAAATCCTTTCCTGCCTATGGTGGGGCATCAAGAAAGGCGCACTCAATTGTTATGCGCCTTAAATGGGGACGGTCTCGTCTGTGGGGTTACTGCCTCTCGCCTGAGGCTCTGCCCCGGCCTCTGCCATCATCGCCATGCGTTCCTGGTAAGAGCGCAACAGCTTTGACTTCTGAGGTATATATTTGGAAGGCACGACATCGATGTATACTCCAGGATCGATATATCCTGCCTGTACCAACTTGTCCAGCGTGTTGATCTGAGCAATCTCGGAGAACTGAGCTCCGTTGCCGATCTCGACGTCGAGGTTGTAGTTCAGATTCTTCAGCATGGAGAAATCAACGATGGCCAACTGGTTGTCTGAGGTCATCACTTGTCTCACGCCGTAATCCGTACTCACTATGTCTATGATGTTTCTGACGACATCTTCCCAAAATGCGTAGAAGTTCTGCTTCTGAATCTCAAGAGGAACCGTAGAGGATTCCTGCAATGCGATGATAGCGGAAGTGTTGTCAGGCTTCACGTTGCCTAAGGAAGCGTCGGTGACTCCAAGCATGTCCTTGGTTTCCGCAATGGTCTCCTTGGCAAGTTCGATGATGTTGTTTGAAAAGTCCGGTATTTTAATGAAGTCGATGAACTTTCCTGCCAGGTCAATGCCAGCGACCGCCTGAGGCGAGATGGAGTTCATGAACTCGTCGATCTGCACCTTGTTCTTGTCGAAGATGATTTTCGGGAACGCACTCTGCAACCCGTACATCTGTGCAATGGCGAAACACTTGTTGATAAAGACCTGGTTGGGAATGACAGAAGTCATCGGTGACTGATACATATAAGAGTTTTTGATGACGTCCCATCCGAAGCACGCCAGCGGATAACGCTTATACCCAAGATCCGTAGGCTCCTTAATGACCATCGTTTCGGTGGTTTTTGTGAACCATACTGTGGTTTTTTGTCTCTGTTCTTCAATTTCGATCTGTTCTCCGGTAATGGGATCAACGTCTGTTACGGTCTCAACATAGTCAACTTTCTTCTTGTAGAACTTGATTAAAACGGTTACGAGGTTGGTTGCGATCTCCTCGTTCACTTGCAATCCCTGGTTGTCGGGGGCAATGGACATGGCGTCTTCCTTTGACATGCCGAATTCCATCGCTTCCTGTCTGACCTGACTGACGTCCTGCCTCAATGCGACGATGATGTAGGGCTGTCCCTGCAAGTCGTTGCTGAAAGGATTGCCGAAAAACACGCAAGTGTTGTCTACCACCTGGTTTTTGATCGCACCCTGAGAGGGCTGTCCCGTATCGACATCGGGATCGAACGTCTGCATCATATACCCGCTTCCGTCGACAAAGGCGTTCCGGATGATGTGTTTGGAATCTTCCTTCATCCTTGAGATCTCGATGATGTGCTCGATTTCCTTTGAGATGGGGACCATTCTCTCTATATCGTCGGCTAAGGCCGTAAAAGGCACGATATTGACGGCAATGTCATTGGAGCCTATGGTCGATACCATGAACTTCCCGGCACGCTGTAGGACGTTAAAAACGGGCTTGGGCATGTTCTTTCCTTCCAGGCCCTCCCATTGCTTGCCGTCCCAAAAGTGTTCGTTGATGCGGATCTTCTCAAAGAAGTTGTCGAGGTTGTATAAGTATTCGACTCCCTTTTGGTACTCTGCCCATATTTCCATTGGTGTCAGCTTCATTGTTCACCTCCGTACTGTCGCCACTTCATCATTTCGTTGATGAGCTCGGCGTTGTCTTTCGTGACGGTCACTCCGTCCTCTACCGGTTTCCTGTCACGGTACAAATAGCCAAGGCAGAAAAATCCGAAATTAAAAGCACCCATCAGGATGCCACATAAGAAAATCAAGATAACGTTCATTCTATAAATTTCACTCCGTATGGGTTGTTTCCCCTCAGCGTTTCGGCTCGTTCGGGAGTCGTTTCAAACGTTTCGCCCTTTTTCGCAATACGACCGATTTCTGTTATTTTTACATGTTTTAGTTCGCTCTGATCGGTCGCAACCACCGTGACCAGCTCCAGTTTTTTTGGTTTTTTCGCTTTTTTGGGAACAGCCAGCAACTTGTCCCAATTGGATTTGGGGGTCTTGTAGGAGAAATGATACTTTTTTGTGAATATCTTCTCCACTGCTTCACGGATGTTGGCACAGTCGAAATCCAAAAAGATGGCCATCTCGTCGGTAATCCCGCACTCCTTGTAAACGTTGCAGGGAGTCAGAACCATCGGCACCCCGTAGGATAAGAACTCGTGCGTGGTGTAGCAGAATCCCTCGACGTTGTCGCTTAATTGAACCCCGAAATCGACCATGGTCTGAAAGCCGGACAGATTTAATCTCGGTTCCATGTAGATCAGTTTCGGATGCTGGATGGGTTTCAAGGTGGAGAACATCAGCCACATGTAATCGGTGCCGTTTTCTTCACAATACTTGTCCAGTTCTTCCAAAAGCTTCTGAATCCTTGCCGTACCCTTGATGTTTTCCGTATATAAATCAAGACGGGTGGCGCTCATCAGGGTGATTACCTTGTTGGGTTCGTCCAGCTCCAACGGGTTGTAACACACTTCACACGGTATGCCTGTGAGGCGGGTATATGCCTCCGCTGAATCCTTTGAAACAGCAACTACCCGATTTATTTTGGGATGGCGGGGAGCTCTCTCTGAACCGATCCAGTCGTAATTTCCGTGTACTACCAGGATGTTTTCGTTGGATTCCACATCGCCGTTGACTAACGGGTCCAGGTTGAAATTACAGAAAAAGCGGTCACATACGATCTTTTTCCCCATAACATAGGGTTCGCACGTAACGTATTTGCTTAATCTCTTCAACTGCGCAAGATCCGCACTCTTGTAGTAGAAGGTTATGTCCGATTTTGGGTGGGTCTTGGCCAACTGGTACAGAAAGGTTTCGATTCCTCCAATCGGTGACAGTCTTGAAAAGTAGTATGCGTTAGTTACCATGCTCCCTCTTCCACGTTACGGATCCCTCACGGGGGTAGTTGTAGTGATATACCAAATAGTCGGTGTACTTGTGGGTGTGCGGTTTTGTGATTAAAGCCAGCCACATCTCGTAATCTCCCCCGTAGCAGTTGATTTTTCTGCGGTAGCCTTCCATGAACTCTGTGCGAATGATCTTGAACCATCCGGCGCAAAGGTTGTGATTCTTCTCGTTTGGGCACAAAACGGCGTTTTCGTTCGTTCTTGCCTTAACGTATATGATGTCGGTGCCGTCCAGCTCGTTCAAGACTTTCTCAAACTCCTCGGTATAAAGGTAATCGTCCGCATCGATCAGGTAGAAGTATTCCCCTTTGCACGAGTCCAAACCGATGTTGTTGGCGTAACTTATGCCCTGGTTCTCGTCGCACGCAATGATCCGCATCTTTAACCTGGTGTTTTTCTTGTACTCCCTCATTTTTTCAAGGGAATCGTCAGTAGAACCGTCGTCCACGACAATGACTTCGATGTCGTCCCTTACGGGGATTGAGTTAAGGGCTCTCTCGATAAATTGGCCGTCGTTGTAACATGGAATGTAAATAGAGAGTTTCATTTCTTCCTCGGATATG